TTTTTTTCCTAGAAAACTGCGTACATAAATACTCAATATATTTATCGGAGTATCAAATGACGGCTAATAACCCTTTACAGAAGTATTTTAGACAACCTAAAATCTATATGGCACTGCCCAGCAAGGGATTGTTTTATCCACCAGGTTCACTGTTGGGCGATTATAACAATGTTCCAATCTTTGGAATGACTGGCATGGATGAAATCATTATGAAAACTCCAGATGCCTTGTTTAATGGGGAAGCAACTACTAAAGTTATTGAAAGTTGTTGCCCTTATATTCCTGATGCTACAGTAATTCCCAGTACAGATATAGATGCACTATTGGTAGGTATTAGAATTGCAACCTATGGTGGCGAAATGGAGTTGACACACAAGTGTCCAGCTTGTACCGCTGAGAATGAGTTTGTAGTTGATTTGCAAAAAATACTGGATTACTATAGTAGTATTAATTTTGATGGCAAAATAACCGTTGATGAGTTAACTATTACTATCAGACCCTTATCTTATGCAGAAGTCACAGCATTTAATATGGAAAATTTCAAATTACAAAAAATGCTCTATCAGTTAAGCAAAGCAGAAGCTGCTGAAGACGACACTAGAACACAAGAAGTAAATGATTCCATATACAAACGCATTAGCGAAATGCAAGTGGAATTGTTTTTGACCAGTATTGATAATATACAAGTCAATGGGGAAACTGTTACTGATGGTGACACTATTGATGAGTGGTTGCAAAACAGTGATCGTAAATTTTTTAAAGCAATTAAAGAAAAGTTAGAAGCTAATAAAGAAATGTGGAATATGCCCAAGCAACACGTAACATGTTCTTCTTGCAGTAACGAAACTGATGTTGAAGTAACGTTGGATCAAGCAAATTTTTTCGCCAGAAGCTAATTTATACCCCAGACTCTGAGTTAGAAGATTTTATCAAGGGTCACGATAGATATGTCCATGATATAAAGGACGAAATTTATCGAATTAGCTGGTTTATGCGTGGTGGGGTTTCAGTAAGCGAACTACTGTTCAGTCTTTCTAGAGAAGATCGATTGATTATGAACGAAATTATAAAAGAAAATATTGAATTAACCAAGAACAGCGGTTTGCCACTGATGTAATTACTTGCTGTCTTTGCGACCAATTCCTTTGAATGGCTCAACATAGCCAGGGTCGCCGCCGGCAGTTCCTTTGAATGGGTCAACATACTTGCCGCCACCCATCATGCCGCTAACTTTGTTCATAACACTTGCGGGATCGTTTAAGTCCACAGCATCGCCGCTAGATTTGTATCCAGTAGGCAACTCTCCAGTGGCTACTTGAGTAGCGGCTTTGGTCACATCATAGACTTTACCAATCAATTCTGGTGCTGATCCAACTCCAGTAACCAAGAATCCCATAGTGTCATTTAACCAGTCTTTTCCACCACCTGCTGCAAACCAAGCGATAAGAGCAGCCTCAGTTCCTCGCTTGCTCAAATGCTTCATTACCTCAGCAGCATTAGGACTACCACTTATCTTTGTTAACCACGGAATTAGTTTTAACGGAAACGCTACTTTACTAATTGCCCATGCTCCAACTTTGGGGCCAATAACTGATAAGATAAATTCACCGCGTAATTTTCTAATGGCTTCTTGTTTTTGCTCAGGACTTAGGTTAGGATTATTTTCAATTTCTTCTGATTTAGTCCAATATACAATTGCTTCTTTAGCAATGCCCGCAGCATACATGAACCTAACAACAATATCAGCTTTATCAGCAAGTACAGTTGCTTTTAAAGCACCAGCAGCTAACTTATCTGCTTTAGCAGTATTTTTAGCGGCAATTTTTGCAGCCTCTTTTTCCCACCACGATGCAGATTTGGCTACATCGTCCGCACCTGTTGCAGTGGCTTTTGTAGTAGCTGTTGCTGCATCAATCGCAGCCTTAGAAGGTTTCCCAGCAGCAGCTAGATCTTTAATAGCTTGAGCTTTCTTTGCAGCGGCAGTAGCAACCTTCTGAGCATCGTCAACAGCTCCAGGAATAGCAGACCTAGCACCTTTAAAGGCATTATATCCAGTCTTTAATGCTGATATAATCCCAGCGTTTTCAGAAACAATTTGATGAACTTTCATAGTATTGTATTTATTATTCCAGTGGTATGTTCTTTGTGAGCTCACGCTCACAAGTGTTTTATGCTTCGCTTTGCTACGCATAAACACCTTTTCTTTAACTAAAAGTATTTAATAGAATTAACTGCGAAGCAGTTTAAATATTATCTAGATTGTTTAGTCACACTTGGCCCTGGCGGGCCAAAGTTTTGAACATTATCTGAGTTGCATAGTTCACTTAGCGTTGTGGCGATTGCAGAGGCGGTCATCCTGTACCTCGAGCCACGTCTTTATATGACGGCGGTTTGTGTAATATACGCTAACATACACACAAACGTAGGGAATACTATCCCTTCATTTAGCCTTGTAAATTTGTTTTAAACAGCAAAATCAGTTTATGGAAGGCATATCCGATCATCGTCCTGTTAAGGATAGTTGCTGAGTACTCTTGGCGGCTAGAGTTTTCCGTCCGGGCGTAATTAAACCCCTTGTCATGGGCACAGGATGTTAGCTAGTGCTTGCTTAATACCGCTTGTGAGCCTAAGATTTTAATATATGTGAGCCGTGTACACGCACAGAAATCTGTCCGTTATACCACTCGTCTGATTCTAACACTTTATTGAGGAATTGTTCTCTGGCCTCGATATAAGAGCATTGCGCCTTTGATGTACAGTAGTATAAAATTTCACGTTTGAAATTTTCTTTGCCTAAGAGTTCTATATCTTTAGATAAGTTAGGGCTGCTACCATAGTAGTCACGCCAATCACTATCAATTTTGCTTCTGATTTTCTTCTTTTTCTTGGAGCCATTCTTTAACTTAACAACTTTGTAAGTTGTTTTAGCGAATTTTGCAAGTTTTTTGCCTATGTACTTTTTGCCAGAGATTGTATTGGTTATCAAATATACGAAGCCTACGCAGTCTTCAGGTAGTTCTTCTATTTGTGTATCTTGATAAGTCCAATGCATCCATTATGTATCGGATGCTGGTGGCGTGCCTTGTTGTTTTTGGATTTGTTTCTTTTCTGCTTTAATTTGATCCAGTTCATGACGCCATTCTTGTATATGAATGCGTCTCAAACTGCATATTCGCCTAATTTCGCTGAGCCAGTATCTAGTTGCAATACCGCTACGCCGTGTGCCTTTAGAAATCCATTTCTGGTTTTCTCTAAAATAATTGTTGAAAGCGGTCATGAGCTGACTATGCAACTCTTCATCACGTTTCACTTTTTAGCCTTTTTAATAATGTCTATTGTTACATCATTGATTTTTGAATCTTGAATAGACCTAATATGCAAGCGTTCTGCACAGTTTCTGATATCGTCATACAATGCTAAATCGCCTGTTTCTTCCAAGGTTAACTTTGCAACTTCGTGCAAGACAATAACAGCATCTATAAGCGCCATGTTTCTCATTCAGTTACCTCTAAGTCATTAGCATAACTGGTGTATCCATTTTCTTTAATGACTCTTAGCACATTGTTAACTCGCCCAATTAGTTCGTCTTTGTGGCTAATCAAATAAATGTTTTTATTGCGTTCTCTGGCCATCTTTTTCAGCACTGCCAGCGCACCTTCAACACCCGATGCATCTAGTCCGTTGTCAATAAGTTCATCAATGAACAACAAATTAATATTCTGATACAAACTTTCCCATACATCACGGAATGCCCACGACAACGACAAGATTAAACGATTACGCTCACCGCGTGATAAGTTGTCAAAGTCTAAATCTTGACCAAGTTGGGTAATTTCTACAGATAGGTCATTTTGAAATAGCACAGTATGCGGCAATCCCATCTTATCAAGATAGTAAGTGAGTCTATTATTCAAATATGCCAAATTTTGATCAATAATTTTCTTACGTATAAAGCTATCCTTGCTGGTTAACAGTTTTAACAGAAAATCTTGATGATCTCTAATACTTGATAGCTCGTTTACGTGATCCCAACTTACTTCTTGTATAGCAGTATTTTTTAATTCGTCAATTTGTTCTTGGTAAGGGTCAATTTCGTCAGCCCTTTTAACCAGCTGGTCTTCTAATGTAGTTAGGTTGTTCTGATGTTTAAGTGCTTGCTCAACAGAATCGTAATATGTATTAGGTCTCCCGTTGATTTCGCCAATGACAGCTAACTCTTCTTTAACTTTGTTACAATCTGCTGTTACTTTATCAAGATACTTTTGAGCTTCTGTTATATTTTTAGTAGCAGTTGTAGTAAGTTCTTCGTGCTTATGATCGTGCAATGCTTGTTCGCAAGCATGACATGTTTTGTTTGCTAGACTTTCTAGTTCTCTTGTATACTTTGTTACACTTTTTTCTGCTTGACCAATTGCAGACTCTAATGTTGCTTTTTCTTTAGTTAAACTTTTTACTTTTTGTGAAACTTCTTCATATACTTTTAATTTTGCATGTTGTTCTAACTCTTTTTCAATATCAACACTTAAAAGTTCTTGAATTGCCTTACTAATTTTATCCAAATCAGTAGTTTGTTGTGCGTACCAAGCAGTTTGTCTAGTAACTAAACTGTCAATGCTAAACTGGATCTTTTCATTGGATTTTTTTGTAGCTTCTATCTCAGCACTTTCTTGTATAATTTGATCTTTAGTAATTTTTGACAATTCTTTAAGTGCTTCAGCTTTTTCACTGAGAATAGTAATGCCCAATAGCTGTTCAATAATCATGCGTTGTTCATTTGCCCGCATACTTAAGAACGGCTCTGTGTACGTGTTTAACGCAACAATATGTTTGAACATGTCGTGACTCATGCCCAATAAATCATCTAAGTCTTTCTGAGTTTCACGCATGTCGCCTTGTGCGTCATCGCTTTCTTCGGTATCTTGTTCTTGACCGTTAACATAAAACTTGAGAATATTGGGACGACGACCACGCTCAACACGGTATTCAATACCATCTTTTTCAAAATGTAGTGTTACTAACATATTTTTAGCATTGATTTTATTAATCAAGTTATCTTTTTTAATGTTAGTAAGTGCATTTCCGTATAAGGCAAAGCTCAGTGCATTAACAATGGTAGTTTTGCCAGTACCGTTGCGACTTCCGTTGTCGTCACCGCCTTGATCTAAGTTTTCACCTAAAACTAGTGTAAGATGCTCCTTGCCAAAATCTACGGCTTGGGTTTGATTGCCCACGCTCATGAAGTTTTTTACTGTTAAATCTTTTATCTTGATCATAGGCTATTATAAATGGCCAATAAAGTCTTGGCGCTGTAAGTGTCGCTTTCAATACTGACAAGCTGATTGCTGACAATCGTGTCAACACTCTCAAATGCTTTAATATCGATATCTGTATTAATTTCTACATCCTTTTTTTCGGCAATTAAAGTTAATTCTCTAATGTCATAATCGCCTAAGAATTTTTCTTTGATAAAACTAGCTTCTTCATAGCTAATGTCAATGTCTAGTGTAACACGAAGATGCTGTTTGGGCAAGATCAATGTGCTCGCTTCGTCGATTAATCGACTCAATGTAACTGTCCTAAATGTGGGTTGTCCTGGCCAGTTGTAATATTCCGGCTGCTTGCCCCATTCCATAATCATCATGCCACGGTCATCATCCCATGCATCTGCATAATTGTGCGGAAATGCATTACCAATATAGTGCATATTTTTACGTACTTGACGTTTATGGAAGTGTCCGCTGAATCCCAATTCGTAATTTGCAAATTGATCCAACTGTAATTCACCATGGTCTGGCATCTGTACCATTGCGTTCATAAAGAAACTGGGCAACTCAAAGTGACCAAATATATACTTGCCACCCTTTTTGCCTATCTTTTTCCATTCTTCACCCACGAGCCACGGACATAAAGTAACGTCGCCGATAGTAGTAGGTTCATGCACAACAGTAATACCAGGAATATATTTTCCGAACTCAACTGAGTGAATATCCCGCTTGTCTTTGTAATACAAATCATGATTACCAGGGAAAAAATAAAATGTATCAAACGCCGCACCCAACTTTTCCAAGGCCCGCAAACTATAGTCCATAGTAGTGATGTTGAGGCTATTCCGATTGTGATGCCAATCACCCATAAAAATTCCAGTATCACAACCTTCCTCCTTTGCTTTAGCAATGTACCAGTCTACAAAATCTTCACAATCCTTATTGTGAACACTGCTATTTGACTTTAATCCAAAATGAATATCTGTAAAGCAGGCAACCTTTTTAAATAAATTACTCACTAGGCGTTCCTTCATTAAATCGTTTTTGTGCGGCAGCATGTTCACCAGCGCCAGTTCTACTGTAACTAGGATTCATTCCATTCATTTCCAACATGTCATCTCTAATATTTTGATTGCGTTTTTCAATGTTGATAATGCGTACAAAGCTATTAGTCACTGCCGCAGTAAAATAAGCAAACGGGTTATTACTTTTTGCCTCGTTAAATTGCAATCCAATTTGAGTTAACTGTAATATTGCCTGTGCTCGCATCTCGTCATTATATGTGTAACCACGTACATTGCCGCGGGTAGCATATCGTTCGCACAGTTTAATGTACATGCGAGCTAATGTATTGGTAATTTGCCCGTGATCTTTGTCAAATTTACCTTTAACTAAATCACCCTTCCAATGACTTTTGCCCACACATATTAGTTCGTCTTTGTCATCAAATTTCCAGTGTTGGAAAGGTGGAAAGTTAACTTTATCTCTGTGATCTGCTAGGCTTTTGGGATTCTTTTTTCGAGTACCATTAAGCGGAATATGATCAAACGTCATGATCCTAAAGATTAAATCCGTCTTGGCAATCTTCTTATAGTCTACTTCGCAGTCGGCTTGTTTGACTTTTTCACCAGCACGTTTGCGAGTTTGATAATCCAAATCACCTATTCTTTTGGCTTGATTTCTTTTAGCTTCGGCAACCGTGCGTATGTTTATTTTGTCCAAACTAGGCAAAATAATATCGTATTGGTGATATTCAGGCTTTGCATAGCTTGAATATGTATTTTTGGACTTGTGTATTTCTTCTAGTAAGTCTTTGTTGTTTAAGTAATTTACTTTCGGTGGTGTTATTATTGTCATTAAATGGGTCCTATATAATAGTATTATAAACTACGCACATTAAAAAGTCAACTAAATATTAGCCAGAGGGAACAATTATGGCATTCGATTTAGCAAGTGGGTTATCAAGCGTTTCAAGTGTAGCGCAGACGGCAAATTCTGTGTTGCAGACAGGCGCAGGCGTGTTGAGAACAGCGGCCAATTTAGGTTCGGCATTGAATAATTTATCAAATCCGAACCAGCTGCTCAGTGCAATTCGAAGTATAAATCTTCCATTGGGCGGTGAGGCAATTGGATCAATAGTCAACGCAGCCGCTGCATTTGGAGGAACAGATGCTACTAATGATTGGCGAGCAAGACTTAGTATGCCTAGAGGTAGCTTTTTTGATACAAGCCCAATTTTACAACCATTAACTGCTGCTGGCGGATTAATTTTTCCGTATACCCCCACAATCACTATCAGTCACGCAGCAACATATAACGAAGTTTCAGTCACGCATCAAAATTATCAGTACATGGCTTATCAAAGCAGTAGAGCAAACGCTATTCAGATAACTGGAGAATTCAATGTTGAAGATTCTGTACAAGCCAAATATTGGATTGCAGCAGTTCACTTTTTACGTTCAGTGACAAAAATGTTTACTGGCGAAGGAGCATTTGCTGGTAACCCTCCTCCAATTTTAAATTTTAGTGCTTACGGCGACCATGTGTTTAGAAACGTTCCTTGTGTGGTCACGAGTTTTCAAATGACGCTGCCAAAGGATGTGCAGTATATCAGTACAACCGTTGCAGCTGGAAGTAGCTTGGGTGAAGTATCTGCAATAGCATCAACTTTGGCTGGTGCTAATTTGGGATCAGTTAGCGCAGCCGCAAGCGTAGTAGCAAAAGCAGGTTCTGCCTTAAATGTTATTTCAAATGTTAAAGATGCTCTTGGCGGTGGTGCTGGTGGTATGGGAGTTCCAAGAGACAGCCATGTGCCAGTTAAGAGTGACTTAACAATTACCCTACAACCAGTCTATAGTAAAGAAGCAGTAAGACAATTTAGTTTGCGTAACTTTGTTAATGGCGCTTATGTAAGCAAAGGATACATTTAATGGCACAATATACAAATTTAAGTCCTTGGTTTAGGACAACAATTTCAAGAAACACACTAGACGTATTAACAATTAGACCAGTTAGTTCTGAGGCGGATGATTTTCTTTATACGATTGAGCCGCAATACACATATAGGCCGGATTTATTAGCACATGACTTATATGGCGAATCAGCACTATGGTGGGTTTTTATTCAACGCAATTTAGACATATTACAAGATCCTATATTTGATTTTATTCCAGGAACTCAAATTTTTATTCCAAAGAATTCAAGTCTTAGAGAAGTTTTAGGAAACTAATATGGCGTTTGATATACAATCAGCGGCGACCAACGCAACGAGTACTGTAAAAAAAGCATTGGATGGCTCGGGAGTTGTTGCTGGGTTACAAAGTGCAGGCAATGCAATTAACGGTGTAAAAAACGCCCTATCTAGTGGCGCAACGAATATTGCTGGTGCTCTAACAAATGCTATTCCTGGACAAGTAAAATCTTTAATAGAAGCAGTTCCTAAGATTGCAGATTTAAACATTGAGTCTTTATTGAATGCAGCCAAAACTGTTGTTAATATTCCTGGCAAACCTCCCTTTCCAAACGTGCTGCATAATTTTGCTAGTTACAACTATGTTTGGACGTTGTCAGTACTAAGCCCGCAAGATTTGAATTTCCCAGATGAAAGTTATCGAAAGGGAAAATTGGGACCAATCATCCTTAAAAGCGGCAGCGGCAGTCCTAATGATAGAATATCTACAACTTACAGATCATTTAGTAATCCCACTGGCAAGTTTGACTTCAACATTGAAGATGTTAGAATTAGCGGAATGATGGGCTTTGATAAAACTACTGGCAATACCAACGCCACTGGAATTACATTCAATATCATTGAACCGTACAGCATGGGAATCTTTTTTGAATCGTTACAGATTGCTGCCCTAGAAGCCAAATATATTAATTATTTAGAATGTCCTCTTTTGCTTCGATTGGAATTTAAAGGACACGTTGACGCTCAAAGGCAAAACGTAATAATTCCAGGAACTACAAAGTATTTTCCATTAAAAATTAGAAATATCACAATGCGTGTTAGTGGGTCTGGCAGTGTGTATACGTGCGAAGCAATTCCTTGGAATGAAAAAGCACATAATACAACATACAGTCAAGTTAAAACAGAAGTAAATGCTGCTGGTTCTACAGTCCAAGAAATGATTCAGACAGGTGCAAAGAGTGTACAAAAAGTTATCAACGATAGATATCAAGAAGCAGTAAAGCGTAAAGACGTTACAGTGCCCGATCAAATTTTAATTTTATTCCCTAGTGATTTAAAAACTAGTGATTCTGCTAACGTAGATTCTGATAGTCAAGCCGCACCAACAGCAACAGTTGATCCTAAGAAAGAAGCTGGTGCAAACGGAAATGTGTTGACTAGATTAGGTGTTGTTAGAGGAACTGATGGATTTAATTTAGTACAAAACTCAAACATAAATCCCATTGGTATGGCCAGTATGGGATTCAACGAATATAGAAAGGGAGATGCAGCGTTTGGCAAAGACAATGAAGCTTATGATGCAGCTACTGGAACTTATAAACGCGGAAATATCAGTATAAGCAAAACATCTAGTGAAGCTAGATTTGCACAAGGCACTGATATTCCAAATATTATAAATCAAATTATATTAGCAAGCGATTACGGTAGACAAGCTCTTGATCCTGATAAAATTAGCGATGATGGATTTATCAATTGGTGGAAAATTGAAACACAAGTCTATATTATGGATAGTGATGCTGATTTAACTACCACTGGCCGTAAACCTAATTTAGTAGTTTATAGAGTGATACCACACCGAGTACACCATAGTAAATTCATGCAGCCAAATGAAGCAGCCAAAGGCGTTGAAAAACTTAAATTACAAGCAATTAAAGAATACAACTACTTGTATACAGCAAAGAATTTAGATATTATTAATTTTAATATTGAATTTAATGCCGCGTTTTATACAGCACTCAACGCTGACGGCGGTAAAAACAACATTGACGTTAATAGAGCAGGGGAAACTGGTAATGCCGCAGCTAAAAATGCCCCGCCAGAAGCCGACGCTAACAGAGAAGCTCCAGTAACAGGATCTAAAGTTGAATTAGGAACTGTGCCTACTTCAGCAATTAAAGATAAAGTTGGAACTCGAACAGGGCGTAAGGGCGGCCCTGGTGGTGATGACCCAGCAACAATGGCAGCTAGACAGTTTCAAGATGCTATTACAGAAGGCGCCGACATGGTCCAATTAGATATGGAAATCATAGGAGATCCTTATTTCCTTGGCGATAGCGGCATGGGAAATTACTCGGCTCAAGCAACTAATTTAAAAGGCATTAATGCTGACGGTGGTATCAATAATCAAGACGGACAAACTTATATAAATGTAAGATTTAGGAATCCTGTGGACATCAACAGTCATACTGGCAGATATGATTTTCCAGGAGGCAGTCTGGTTCCACAGTTTAGTGGACTTTACATGGTTACTAAAGTTGAAAATATGTTCAATAAGGGACAGTTTAAACAGACACTATCTTTAAATAGAATGGTTGGACAAGATGTTAAAGATGACGGCAGTTCTGGAAAAACTCTAGTGTCTAAAATTGTTGACAAATTTAATCCAAACGATCCAAAATCTTATCAAGCTAACGATGTTAGCGGAAACGAAGGCGCATAATGGCAGAAGAAACCAGAACTGGTATAGGTTCACAAGGCAATAACCCTGGACCGTTTTTAGCAAAAGTGATCAGTCACCTTGATCCCACATATATGGGATCTTTGGAAGTGCAACTACTGCATGAAGTTGGTAATGATCCAGGTTCAGAAGGTCAAACGTCAGTAGTAAAATACATGAGCCCGTTTATGGGTTCAACCAGCATTGACTTTGTTGGTGAGGATGAAACATACGATAACGCACAAAAGTCTTATGGCATGTGGATGATTCCTCCTGATCCAGGATCTACAGTAGTTGTGTTTTTTATTGAAGGCGACCCACGTAAGGGTTTTTGGATAGGGTGTGTTCAAGATGAAAACATGAACTTTATGATGCCAGGTTTGGCAGCAACATCATATAATATAGATGGTGATGAAGAACGTGTGCCAGTTGCAGAATATAATAAAACAGCAATTACGTCGGGGCATAATGACAGTACTAAAAATAGAAAAGCACAACATCCTTTTACAAAAGTTTTATCTGATCAAGGCCTTCTAAAAGACGATATTAGGGGTATAACAACTTCCAGTGCCCGCAGAGAAACACCAAGTATGGTGTTTGGTATCAGCACTCCTGGACCAATTGATAAGAAAGGTCCCAAAGGATCTATTGGAAAATCTGAAGATGAGATTCCTGGAGCATTTGTTAGCCGACTTGGCGGTACTACTTTTGTCATGGATGACGGTGACGACAAATTCACACGCAAGACCCCAGCAAATGAAGGCCCGCCAGAATACGCAAGTCTTGAACAAGATGAGACTGACGGTGATCCAGCAATACCTCACAACGAATTAGTTCGCATTAGAACAAGGACTGGACATCAAATTTTAATGCACAACAGCGAAGATTTGATTTACATTGGAAATGCTAGTGGAACAACTTGGATTGAACTAACCAGCAACGGTAAAATAGACATTTTTGCAACAGATAGTATAAGCATTAGAACCAAAGCAGACTTTAATTTTTATGCTGATAGAGATATTAATTTTGAAGCTAAACGCAATGTCAATATAAAAGCTGGAGTAGAAATGCAACTTGAATCTGGCACTAACTATAGCGTTATTGCAGGAACCAATGGAAAAATTACGATTGGCGGCACAATGGACCTAAACGTTACTGGGGCATATAAAGAAACTGCTTCTCGTATAGATATGAATGGCCCAGCAGCAGCGAAAGCAGTTAGAATAAAAACACATAACTTGCCTGACGTCGCTACACCTGGTGCGGATATGACTGAAATGACGTCAATTATGCGAAGAGCCCCAACTGCTGAGCCTTACCCTCAGCATGAAAATTTAGATCCAACTAAAGTTACACCAGCTAAAACTAACAGAGATTCTGGAGGAAGAACTGGTGCAGATGCTACAACTGATATGGGTTTTGCAGGCACAAAATATAAAGAGTACACTACAGTTACTGATACCTTTAGTAAAATACAAGGTGCTGAAGGGTAAATATTGATATGACATCAAGTTCACGTTTGTACGATAAAATAACGGTCCAAGGCAAAGACCCTAAACGTTCTGCGCCTATTCCAAGAACATATCGAGGATTTAGTACAATCAGCGCAGACAGTGAAAGTTATACACTGTTTGACTTGGCGTTAATCAAGCAAGATATTATTAACCATTTTCATATTCGCCAAGGCGAGCGTTTAATGAATCCAGAATTTGGCACAATCATATGGGACTTGCTTTTTGAGCCTTTAACTGAAGAACTAAAGGCCATCATTATTCAAAACGTGGAAACTATTATTAATTACGATCCACGAGTACGTGCAGAAAACGTTATTGTAACTACCTACGACAGCGGTTTGCAAATTGAGTGTACACTGACTTACATGCCTTATAATATTTCAGAAACATTACAGTTTAAATTTGACCAAACAAACGGTCTTATTAATTAAAACCCCATAAAATAAAAACCGCTAAATATACTTGATATAGGAAGCGGATATGTCCTCAACTGATAGACAAAATAGATTACTAGTAGCAGAAGATTGGAAGCGGGTATACCAGAGCTTCCGAAATGCAGACTTCCAAAGTTACGACTTTGAGAATCTGCGCCGAGTAATGATTAATTACTTGCGCGAAAATTACCCAGAAGATTATAACGATTATATTGAGTCAAGCGAGTACCTTGCTTTAATTGATATGATTGCCTTCTTAGGGCAAAGCATAGCTTTCCGAGTTGATTTAAATGCTCGAGAAAACTTTTTAGAACTTGCAGAACGTCGAGAAAGCGTATTAAGGCTTGCAAGACTTTTAAGTTATAATGCCAAGAGAAACATTCCCGCCAGCGGACTTCTTAAATTTCAAAGCGTAAGCACAACTCAAACAGTCATTGACAGTAATGGTAGAAATCTTGCTGGGCAAGTTGTTGTGTGGAATGATCCAGCAAATACAAACTGGTATGATCAATTTATTAAAGTAATAAATTCTGCAACTCCTGCATCTAGCCAGTTTGGCACTCCGGATGATAAATCAATCGTCTATGGAATTCCAACAGAACAGTATCGATTTCAAACTTACAGTGCTGGTGTACCAGTTTTTGGATTTACAAAAACAGTTGATGGCAGAAATATGAATTTTGAAATCGTTAGTACAATTATTGATTCAGGAACTACAATTATTGAAGATGCCCCTCAAGCTGGAAAGACATTATCTTTCCTATATCGAGATGACGGTAAAGGATCAGCAAGCCCAACGTCTGGGTTCTTCTTACATTTCAAACAAGGCAATCTAAACACTGGAACATTTACTATCACGCAACCTAGTACTAATGAAATCATCGACATTGATGCAACTAATGTAAATGATAGTGATGTGTGGTTATACAAGTTAGGTTCAACTGGTGTTGAAAGCGAGCTATGGGCAAAGGTTCCTAGTTTTGAAGGCAACAATGTTATCTATAACAGTTTGAATAAAAATATCCGTAATATTTACGGAGTAGTTACTCGCAATAATGATAGAGTAAGTTTAACATTTAGTGATGGAACATTTGGAACATTGCCCCTTGGCACCTTTAGAACTTATTATAGGATTAGTAACGGATTACAATATACAATAAATCCTAAAGATATTAGGAACGTTAGCATTGATATTCCATATATTTCAAATGTAGGACAAGCAGAAGTATTAACAATTACACTTGCACTACAAAGTTCTATTACAAATAGCTCTGCGACTGAATCAAATGCTAGCATTAAACAAAATGCGCCAGCAACATACTATACACAAAATCGTATGATTACTGGCGAGGACTATAATATTAGCCCTCTTAGCGTCAGTCAAGAAGTAGTTAAAATTAAAGCGGTTAATCGTACATCAAGCGGCATTAGTCGATATTTTGATTTAGTTGACCCAACTGGAAAATATTCAAGTACAAACTTATTTGGCGATGACGGGATTGTATACAAAGAATTGTTTGATGATAGTTTTAGATTTAGCTACTCATCAAGAACAGACATTGAAGCAATAATTTATAATCAAATTATTGACGTTCTTTCAGAAACTTCTTTACGTAATTTTTATTATTCAAACTTTAGTAAAATTGCTACAGACAGTTTAAGTATTTCGTGGTTCCAGAAAACATCTGACACAAGTGAAAGCACTGGCTATGTTGGCGATACAGTTGATTCAGAGCCCTATCGAACTGGTGTTTTTGCAGCAACTGATTTGCAATATTTTGAACCAGGGGCATTAGTTAAGTTTGTAGCTCCAGCAGGAACTTATTTTTTAAAATCTGAAAACAATAAGATAGTGTATGGTGCCGCCACAGTGCCTAACTCTTCAACTGTGCTATGGGCCAAAGTTGTTGGCGTTATTGGCGACGGGACCAATAACGGTACTGGTGTATTATCTGATGGTTCTGGACCAGTGACTCTCAATGTAAATATTCCGCAAACTGCAATTGTTTCTCAAATTATTCCTAAATGGCGCACCACTATTGATGCTAACACTATTAGCTCAATGATAGAATTAATTTATGCTAACAAACCTTTTGGGTTAAGATATGATACAATTTCAAAAACTTGGAAAATTGTATTTGAAGGAAATTTAAATATTAAAGATGAATTTAGTTTGGGCAAACAAGGCAATAATACCAATCAACAATTAGATTCAAGTTGGTTGCTATTGTTTACTACTGACACTGAATTTTATACAGTAAAAAGTAGACGACTACGTTACATATTTGAAAGTAAACAACAAATTAGATTTTATTATGATTCTTCAAATAAAATATTTGACAGTAGATCTAATTCAATCGTCAAAGACAAAATTAAAGTATTGAATGTCAATACTAAACCAGATGTTACATCGGCATTTACATACGATTTAGTATGGGAAATTAACAAAGAATTTGTTGGTCTTGACGGCTATGTTGATACTAAGAAAATTGAACTATCATTTAGTGACAGCAATGACGATGGAATAGTTGACGACCCAGAGTTGTTTGAAGTGATTGTAGATACAGCAACATCGCCACTGACAAAATACATAGTTTTAGAAAGATACGATATTGCAGCTGGACAACAAGATTATAGATATATCAGCAATGATTCTGATCTTGTGTTAATTTTAACTACTGAGGGAACCGTAGGATCATTTGCTCCGTATGTTAACGGTCAATATTTTTATTTTATTGACACTAGAACAGTTAAAAAATTAGACAAAGTAGTTGGAAAGTTAACACCGTCGTTGGATTATAAAGTTTTTTCTGGTCGAGACGGTTTAAAATTCCAGTACGTGCATAGTGCAGATTATGAAACACGTATTGATCCAGGACTGAGCAACATCGTTGACTTGTTTATCCTAACAAGAGAATATGATACAAAATTTAGACAATGGATTTTAGGAAATCTAACTACAGAACCACTACCATCCAGTACTGACCAGTTATCACTGTCGTTATCCCCGTCTTTAAACACAATTAAATCAATTAGTGATGAGATTGTTTATCACCCAGTGAGGTATAAAGTGTTATTTGGATCTAAAGCATCTGCTGATGTTAGAGCAGCATTTAAAATTATTAAAAATGCAGAGCAAACAATTAGTGATAACGAAATTAAAGCCAACGTATTAACAGCAATTAATGAATTTTTTGCTTTAGAAAATTGGGACTTTGGTGACAGTTTTTACTTCTCTGAATTATCAGCGTATGTCATGAATCGAACTTCACCGTATCTAGTAAATTTTGTTATTGTTCCTAGACAAACAAATTTAAGTTTTGGTAGCTTGTTTGAAATTAAATCAGAAAGTGACCAACTCTTTATTAACGGAGCAACAACTGACGATATTGAAATTATTTCAGGCATAACGTCGAGTGTCATTTCAGCTTCGGGAAATCTTGCATCTAGCTCAAATGTTACATCACAACAAACTATTACAAGTAAAAGCGGGAGTTATTAATGGCTGAACAACAAAACGAATACGGACTTCCTATTGGCAAGGGCGAAAAACGCCGCACTGCAAAATTGTTGCCAAGATTTTATAGAACAGAATCTAACAAGAAGTTTATTCAAGCCACTATTGATCAGTTAACACAGTCTGGTACAGTAAAAAAGTTAAACGGTTTTATTGGCAGACAAAATGCCAAAGCTGTTACAACTAATGATGTTTTTATTGAAGAACCAACGTTAGACAGACAGCACTATCAACTAGAGCCTGCGGCAGTAGTTAAAGATACACTGGGAAATATTACATTTTTTAAAGATTATATTGACTATGTTAATACTGTTGATGTATTGGGCGGCATAACTAAAAACCATCAAAAATTAAATAAACAAGAATTTTATTCTTGGAATCCACATATAAATTGGGATAAATTTGTCAACTTCCAACAATATTATTGGATGCCATATGGCCCAGCAGTTATTAAAGTATTTGGCCAACAACAACAAGTTACAAGCACGTACACTGTGCAACTATCTGACGAAGGCGACAATAGGGCATACTTATTCACACCGGATGCGTTGACTAGAAATCCTACGTTGACGCTGTATAGAGGACAAACATATAAATTTGAAATTACTTCTCCTGGAGAACCTTTCAGTATTAAGACTCAACGTCAAGCAGGTGAGTTGTATAGATATACAGATGGTGTTGATTTGTCTGCGGTTGAATCTGGAACAATTACATTTACAGTCCCAGTAGATGCTCCCAATGTTCTATATTATGTCAGTGAAAACTCAGCAGATACTGGTGGTGTTTGGGAAATTTATGATATTGATGAAAACACTGTAATTGACGTCGCATCTGAAATCATAGGTAAAAAAACGTACACGTTATCAACTGGTGTTGAATTAAGCAACGGTATGAAATTAACTTTTGGTGGAAATGTAAGTCCTGCATTGTATACATCTGGATCCTTTTATGTAGAAGGCGTGGGTGAACAAATAAAATTAGTTCCAGAGTCTAAATTAGAAATCGTATCTGCATATTCAGCAGCGAGTCAAGTGTTATTTGATGATGCTGGATTTGATTCAATGCCATTCAGCGATGCAACATCATTTGCTGGACAGAAAGATTACATTACAATTAACCGTTCAAATTCTGACGGAAACCCTTGGAGCAGATATAATCGTTGGTTCCATCAAGATGTTATATCTAAAAGCGCAGAAGCTGC